TCAACTGTAATGTTAAATTGTTGCTTTAAAATTTGATTAATGAAGGTATTTGTTTGACCAGATGTTGGATTTAATACTCCAAGCTGTTGTCTCAATGTGAGAGAAAAATCTAATTGACTTGGGTCAATTGAGGTTACAATCGAATTAATGGTTATTGAATTGTCTATCTTAAAATTCTTTTCCCCTCTTACAGCCCCGAAAGTTCTATTTTCATTTAATCTATTATTAAAGCTTAATATTTCTGCCCTCAGTTCTGTTAGGGCTTGTTCTCTTTGTTGTGGGTCTAATTCCGTTTTAAAAGCAAACACTACAGTACCATTTTTCAGAATAAAGGGATTCGGGTTAATATACTTAATATACCAAGAATTTTGTTGCCCCCTTATTTTTTCAAAATAATCTTTAAGGTACTTACCATAAGTTGTTGCGTCTGTTAATGGTTGTAAATCTGCTTTGTTTTTAAATTCATTTAAAATATCCTGCTCTAAATGTTGTAGTTTGTATGCCATTTCAGCAACAGTCAACTCAGGAAAATCTATAGGAATTAAACCTTTTTGTTTGTATTCAGCATACAATTCTTTAATTTTTTGATATCCTTTTTCAGAAACGGTTTCAATACTTGTTTCTGAATCTGAAATCGTTGAATCTCCAATAAGGTTTCCTTCTTGAAGAGTTTGGTTTACCACCACACTATTTTGTAAACTGATATCACTTTGGGTTATATTAAAAGTTTTACTGTACATGTGCGGTGTTGCAATCAAGTGCCCAATTGAGAGTTCATTCAAGATGTTGTATTTATACCCAAAAAACGTTAGAGATACTTGGTAATTACCACTGAACGTATTAAACCTTGCTGTGAATTTCTGTAAATTAAGTTGGTATCTGATTGCTTGTCCATACCATCCTTTAACTGTCAAATAAAAAGGGGGATAAGGTAAATTGAAGAATGCAGCATATGGTGACTGGTCTCCAGATTCGAACAAAGCTTTACCTTGCACATCTTCTAATTCTATTGTCACTTTCGGTATAAAAGAAAGTGAAGTTTCAATTATAATACTAGTAATTCCTAACAATCCAGTATCAATTACTCGGCCTCTATTATCTGTTGCAGTAAATTGTTTATAAAACTTTGTACCTTCTTGGTTATTACTGACAACACTTTCAAATCTTTGCGTTCTAGCTTTGCCTTGATTTGAATTTAAGCCAGTCAAATCATCATAATAACCGGTGCTTAAAAATTCATCGTCGTTTGGTTTCAAAAAATTTATTGAAGCGATTGATATTGTTCTGAGATTATCTTGGGGACTTCCTCCTATGGCAAGTTTAGTTCTTGGTAAAACTGACGCTTCTAAATTAGCATACATAACAAGATTTTCGTGGTCAACCACTCTATCTTCAATAATAGCTTTACCACCTGGACCAATACGCGTAGTTTTATTCGGGTCAACTAAAATAATATTACTATAATCTGCTTCAACATAAATGTTACCAGAATTCTCACCATAAATGCTATCTGCCATAATAATAAAAATAATTTTCCACCGCTAGTTTATAATCCTGTAATGAAGTTATCAAAGGATATGGAATATTCAATACCGCCCCGTCAAATATATTATTTTCCAATCCCCCAAATTGTGGATTAGCTTGCAATATTAACCAAGAAAAAAAAGGTGTATTATAATATTCTTGAGATACGGTGTCCAATCTACTTCTACCAACTTTATAAACAAAAATTCTATCAGAGGGTTTTGGTGGCAGTGCAACAAATGGAACCACACTTGTTTCTCCATTTATTTGAAAAGGGGAATATCTATTGTAATAATTAAACGCCATTGTTATAAAAGTTGTGCTTTACCTATAATAACATTACCTAAAGATGTTGTCCATGAAGTAACATTAGTATCAATGTTATTTTTATTACCTAAATTCTTTATAAGCTCTATTTGTTCTGATTGAGGTTGTAAATTTGTTTCATAAGTGAAAACTCTTTCCTTATTTAAATTAATTTGGGTAAAATTTAAAAAGTTTTTCAATTCTGACGTTTGAAAGTCCGTTAAAAATTCATTTGTTGCACCATTCTCTAATTGATATACTGGCCTTGCAAGCCCTTTCCAATAATTGTCAAAACTTGCTTCAACTTGTTGGAAAGTAACGTTTCCTAGAACTGAGGTATTATCCCTTAAATTTCCTATTATTGCGTTTTTAAAAGTGTTATACTTATTTTCATCAATAACCTGTTGAGATAAAATAAAGTATTGGCGCGCGTTTGATACCGGTTCCCAAAAATCACTTTCAGTAAATGGTATAAAAACTTTGGTCTTTATTGTTTGCTCTTCATTCGGCGTTGTAGCAAGGAACCCGGTATAGGATTTTCCACTTATGTTTGCGGTATACTCATTTTCAATTGCAATTTCAAAGGAATTTAACGCTGAAACTATAATACCCAAATCTGAAACTAATTCATCTAATGTGTTATTAACTCCAGCGGACGCTGGAGAAACTTCTGTTGTACCAGAAATGTCAATAACAACTACGTTTCCATCAGTTCTTTGGAATCCATCAGTTCCTTGAGTTGGGTCTACATTGAATAGGAGGACATTTGCTCTTGATAGAGTTTGAATATACGAAGTTTGAACATCAACAATGTTTTGAAGAATGCTAGTAGCGCCATTTTGGAATTCACCTCTGTAGCTGTTAATAAAATCTTTGTAATTATTTTTAATTACTCTAATCGTTTTGTTAGAGAAAAAACCTACCTGTTCATTCAAATATGTAATGTAACCTTCTGAATTGTTATCTATGTCGTCAATAAAAGCAGAAAATACATCGTTAACATCTTTTTCGAATGTTGATGGCTTACCAAATAGAGGTACGCCGTTCCCTAAATTGTCAGCCAACATTTGACCTTCCCTGTATCTCCTGTTGAAACTAAATTGTTGTCTTACAGCGTTATTGTACTGCAAATTTAAATCACGTATTTTATTATTGATAGTTGCAAAATAGTTTTGAGTTTCCCCAACAACACTAGTCATATAATCTTTATATTGTATTGTCCCAACATTTCCATTAGGTGTATTTGTTGTTGTTAACACTTTACCAATAAACTCTAAATTACTTTTCGGTTGCGTGTTAGTTGCCTGGTTAATTGTTGGTGGTGGGGTTTTGAGGTTCAGTTGGTCCAGGAATTGTTGGTCAATAACTTTGTAACTATCATCGGTGGCGTCAGCTCTATCATCGTAAATTTCTGTGTTAGCATAGTAATTAAACGAAAGTGCGTTTTGCAATTTATCAACAGATTCTTTTAAACCTTGGCCTCCCACAAATTGAAACGATAGTGTGATGTTTGCTATCATTGGTTGAACACCTATGCCTTCAGGATTTAAATCTAAATCTTCATAGGTAATGTTTAGGTTGTCCGGTATTATTTTAGAGTGGAAAAAATCACCAACTCTAAGGATTAATACTGGTGGGGTGCCAAAAGAGGTATTTACAGCATTGTTGTACTGTAATGTACTTCCTCCTTGATTATCAACTTGAACTGTAGGAATTGTATCCCCTGGGCGCATGCATTGCTGCAAAAAAGTTAATCTAGAATTCAATCCCTCTGGTGTTATTGAGTGAAAGGCCGGATGGAAAAATTTGAGTTTTTCTCTCAAACTATCATAAACCATCGGGGTGTCTTGTTTGATAACTTCAAAGTAATCACATTCAGAGAGCAAACTTCTCAAAACTCTCTTAGTGATGTTATCTCTAAACACGGTCTCTTCAACAACCTCGGTAACAGGTTTTTTTGCTCTTCTTTGTTCAATAATTTGTTCATCGAAAAATGGTATTTCTTCTGGAACATCAACATCCACTGGTGCTGGTGACGAAACAAAATTAATGCTTTTGATAATGGTTCTTCTGCACGCCATGGCGTTAACAGTGTAAACTTGTGCATCGTTGGACAATCGGTCCTGTTCCGAGGATGAACAGTCAAAAGTATTAAAAGTTTGAGCATTTTCCCCCACAGGCGACACTTTCAATTCTGAGACGTTTTCACCTAAGGTTGAATCGGTGTTTAGGGTTAATTGTTTCGGGTAATAAGTACTAAGATTGCCTATACTCAAAATATATTTTACAGCAGATTCCATTCGTCTAACAGACAGTTCCTTATTATATTCGGGTGTTTGAGGATTCGAAGCACTGCTTTCGAGTTCTATAAAACAAGAGGCATTTGGGTCGTTACCCAAATCTTCACTCAATTTCAGTAACATTTCTTCAATTTTATTTTTGTTACCTTCAACAACCTGAGTGAAAAAAGCACTAACTTGGTCCGCTTGGTTGAATTTTGCAGCCTTTGTTTTGTAAAAATCTTTATTTGTACTAGTAACATAACTGTTGTAATACACTAAAAAATTATCAACTGTTATTCTTGGTTTTGGAATGTCATTATCAAAATATAAACCGTATTGTTGTATAGCCGGGTAATCGTATCCTGTGGGTAGTCCTGCGTTTTGTGCCGCTGAGGTGCCTCCAGCCCCTTGAGTACCACCATCAGTAGTGTTAAAACCACCAGTTTGAATCGTTCTTACGTAATATTCAACATCTTCTCCAGGTACATTTTTTGTCTGAAGTCTTTGTTGAATTTCAAAAATATCATTTGGGTTGACCGTGTAATATTTTCTAGCAAGCTCATATAAGTCGTATTTTCTACAACCAGCAAAAAAAGAATCCAAAATATCATCAGCTCTTTGTCTAATGTTGGTATCATTAAGAACTCTGTTGACTAACATATTCAATACTGATGGGTGGTCAACAACAATCTTCCAACTCAACGAACCTGAACGAGAACTGTTTGAATAGGTAAATACAGGTTCTGGTCTACCGATAAAATCTGTTTGTTTAAAACTTGCTCTAGTACTTTCACTAAATGTTAAACCATATGGTGGAAACCACATAACTCGGCCTCCGTTCGGGCCTCTTTCACAAACAGGTAAATCAGCCACAGTATAACCTGGTCTATTTGAAGTTCTCCAGGCAAGGTTTTCAAGAGAAAACATGTATTTTTTCGCATAACCATTTGGACCGCCTATAATGTTTGTTGAATCCTGGCCACCTTCTCTTTTGTTTGGGGCAATGTTTAAATTATAAGTCTTGTCGAAAATTGAATAAGAAAATCTTCTTCCTTCGGTTGTAATACCATCAACTTTTTGCAAATCATTATATTGCAAATAAGGAGTATCTTTTTGAAAAATTCTGCAGTACTCTACACCAACTTCGGCACCTATTGCCCCAACATATCTTTTTACTTTTGAACCCTTGGTAATTTCTTTATATCCATCATTGAAAACTTTAGATACTTGGTCAATGGCATTACCCACGTGTTGAAGTCTTCTTCCACCTCTTGGTTGGGAATCAATAATCCTTTGGGTATCGTCCATAATAGACCCCTGTCTGAATTCAAACTCAGTTGATTCAGTGGGTTGGTAAGCCGACGGCCTAAAATCTGGGTCTTCAGCAACAGGGTCACCACCCTGTCCAACAAATTTACCAGCATTACCTTTAAATTTTGGAGATACCCAAGTAAATCCTCCAACAATATCACCACCACTACTATATGTTGGTCCATTGGCCCCGAGGTTTAAGGCTTGGCCAGGACCTTCATATAATTGAGCCAATTCTTGAGGTCCATATACTGGGGCTTGAATTTCACGTCCAAACTGGTCAACGGGCACATCTCCAGATGGTGAAAATACTTGACTAGGTTCTGACTTGACACTACCAATATAGTATTCACCATTATTGGTATTTCTTCCTTGCAGAGCTCCAGCTACTCTATCAAAAATTGGTCTGTCATAACCTGGCTTGTAAAGGTTATAATCAATGTTTTTAAAAAGTTGTGACCTTTGTCCCCCTCCAGTATTTTCTAAAAATAATATTGAGCCCCTTAAATTTGATTGCGAATTTAATCTGGCAAAAAATCTCCCAAGTCCTGCTGCGGCATTTGGCCCTAGAAATGCAGAAGCAAGTTGTTGTCCGGTTGTTGGTATTCTGCTGTTTATTTGTGAGTCAAAATAGTTTCCTGGTATAACAGAAAAAGGAGCGTATGAACCTGAAATTCTATTCAATAAACCAGCAGCAGCACCCACAATGGTTGAACCCTCCGTGATATTCCAGTTTGGCTCTAACAGAGGTACTCTACCATTGATGAACGCCAGAATGTCTTCCCCCCCGTTTACATTCAAGAAATTAGCACGCCCACGAGTGTTGTTTCTAATCTGCTGTGCAATGTTGTATTCAATCTGCCTTCTAAGTGATGTGGCACCTAGTTTAGCCAAAAACGAATCACTCGATAATAATCCATCAGAACCTTGCGGGTCTGGATTTAACATTATACCAATTAGAGGATAGGATGAAGGATTAAAATTCGGATATGGTTGTGCATTTGTGGAACGACCATTATTCTGTGTAAGAATTTCTAATGAACCAAAAAATTCAGCTGAATCCGTTAACTGGTCGGTACTAGCATAAGCATTAAGAGGTTTCCATGCTGGAGCTATTCCTGGAAATCCTACTTGAGCAGCAGAAAACCCTTCATCAATAATATTAGCATCTTGGAACCCATACTCCCCTTCGTTGCTATTTGTGTTCTGTAAAGCGCCAATATAAGGTACTTGTTTGTACCCTCCCTCAGCACCGTATTGGTTTAAGGGATAAAGTAAATTGGCAAGAATTGGTGTATCTATTAGGGAATCGTCAGTGTCAACTGGGGACAAATCCCTTTGAATAGTTTCGTAGTTATAAGGGGGGTCTGGTATTTTTGGTGATTTTTTGTAAGGTACTAAATTTCTTACTACAAGTTTTTTTCTGAAAACTTCTGAACTAGGGAAATCTAGTGGGCTTGCCATTATAACTTTTTATTGATAAATAGAAGTTTATTATTTTTTTTCTAAGGGTTTGATTAGTCCCTCTGACATCCCTTTGATAATCTTAAACATTTGTGTCTGTACTTCTGGGTTGTTAAAAATGTTAAATACTTGTTGCTCTGTTAAGTTTGATGGGGAATCCACCTTTATATTAATTGTTCCTCCAACAGCAACTTGTCCAGAAATTGTAGTTTGACCTCTTTGGGTTTGTTGCCTTTGGTGTTCTTCCCAGCTTGGATATCTGTTATCAGGAGTTGTACCTAGAACATTTTGAAATTTTTCCCCTCTCTCAGTTACTTTATTAAAACTTTCTATTACGTTATTCAATCTTGTTGCCATATTTAAATCAATGCTTTCGTTCATAACACTATTAAGCAACTCATTTTTAACCTCTTCTAATGTCGAATTACCCATTATAAAATTATTTGCAACTTCACCAAGCTTATCACCTACACCTTCAAAAGCTTCTCTAAATTCTTTAGTTGCCGGAATTTGATTTTCACCACCATAGGCTTCATTGGTAAATTCTTTGAAACCGTCTCTCAAAGTTTCAATACCTCGTACTAAACCCGTTTGACCAGCAAGTGCATAGCCTAAACTCATTGGAAGTGCTGCTATGTCTCTTTGTATTAATTTGTCGGTATCTAGTTGTGCTCTTGCCAAATCTTCCATGGTTTTTGGCCTGTTTGCTTGTTGTAATTTTATCTGCTCAAACTGAGCTTGTGATAAATTTTCTAACGCTTGAGTTTGTTTTTTTCCTGTTTCATCCTCAAATTCAACATAAAATTTTCTATCATCACCCATTTTGGCCATGTTGGCTACAAGCATTTTGTCTTCTTCACTTCCTTGTATACCAAACGAAATTTGGCTAAGTCTTCTATCCATTTCTTGAGCGGCTATAGCAGTTTTTGTCATATTTTCATAACTAAGACCTGTTTCTGAGGCAATTTCTTTCAGAAGACGAATACTTCCTGGATTAATTCTAAAATTCCCCGTGGCTTCATCAAAGTATGTGAACTGTTTGGACATTTCAATTATCGAATCTTGTAAACCTCCGGGGTCGTTAATGGATTTATCCATTAAAACAAAAGGGTCCACCAAATCCCCAGAAGCAACACCAAGTCTTTGAAATGCCGCAGCCATTTTAATTGCCCCATCTGGATTCATTACATCATCCGCAAATTTAACGGTTTGTCCCATGTCAAAACGTAACATAGAAGCCTGTGCCGCCATTTTAGTAAATCCGAGTACCCCTCCTTCAAAGTTAAACCGGTTCATGTCTTCCATTCTTGTTAAGACGGATTCCATAACTGTTCTTGCATTTAAACCCAAAGATTGTATGTAATCAATCGATTCTTTGGTGGTTTCAGCAATGTCGGACATTTCAACTCCGATTATTGCAAAATTTTCAGTGAGCTTTTCGCTTGAAGTTCCAAGGTATGTAGCTGTGGCAAAAATTTCTTTAACAGTTTCACCTGTAGCAACAACATTTCTTCTTGAACCTTCAGCTATTTTTGCAATTGTATCACTGATGTCACTAGCTTGACCCCCTAATCTTACAAAATCCGCTACGTTGTCCGATACAACTTCAGCGAATTCTAAGTAACGCGTTCTGGTTTCACCAAAGCTTCTATTAATATCGGAAATACCATCCTGGATTCTTCCAATGTTACCTATAATATCTGCTGATTCACCAAGGAATTTCTTGAATGCTTCATCTTCCAAATTTGGATTATCGGCCATACAATTTGTTTACAATATAAATAGAAGTGGAATTATTTTTTATCTTTTTCTTCCACCCACTTATTCAACATATATTTGCGAATAAATATTGGCATTCCCATAAAATCAGAATAAGAAATATTGAATAGTTGGGAAAGGTAATAATATTCATCTATTTGATTCTGCCGGTAATCAGAAGAAAGGGCGAAAAAAGTCAACCCCGAAGCCGACGTTCACAGACAGCTTTTCTCCTGACGGGGCAATAACAACTCGAACCATATCTAGTTTTGGTTCATTTTCAATCATGAATTTTTTTATGAATTTAGAATCTGCGAGGGGCATAGTTTCTACAAATTTTTGTAATTCTGCCTTGTCTGAAATGCCCTCAACCACAACTATTTCTTTTTGCAAACGCCAGGTTCTTGCTGGAGCAATTCTACCTTGGGGATATGTTTCTATTAGATTAGTAATTTCATTACTCTCTCCAAATGATAATGGTTTTAATTTAATATTTTTTCCTGTAACTGGAAGTGTTACTGCAAAAAGACCATCTTCGTCTGGAGATATTCCACGTTTTATGTTTAGTTCATCTAATCTTTCCGTAGCTTGAAATGATTTTCCAGTTTTTGGGTCTTTCAGATTAAGTTCTATCGTAGGACCAAAAGCTGTATTTCTTAAAAAAATTAAGATAGCTTCTATATCTCCTTCAAGTAATTCTTCAGGTCTAATTCCTGGTTCGTAGATTTTAGCCCTAAGTAAATTTAGGGTCATATCTTTACCCCCAGCGATAAGGATGTTTTCATCACTTGCCGTTAAATACCCCACCTTGATGGAACCCTTTTTATTTTTATAAAAAATTCCTTGAGAAGGGAGTGGTACTACGTCATGAGGTAGTGAGAAATTCTGTTGTGAGTAATTTAAAGTTTCTTGGTCCATAATAAAAAAAACCGTAGAGTTCGGCTCTACGGTTAAATATACTCAGTAAAAAAAATAAATAAATAATTTAGTAAATCAATACACAGCGGTCCATTCTTAAGGTTGCTGAAATTGTAGCCAAGCCATCTTGAGAATAGTTAAGCGAATTGAAGTTTACATCTGTAAGGAATGTTCCGTACAGAATCCACTTTTCTACAACAACACCCGTTGGGTCGAGCATTTCTAGGTCAATATCTTTTTTATAACCTGCAGCATATCCCATACGGCCTGTTACAGATTCTGCGTGTAAACGTACCCACTCCATTAAAGCTTGTGCTGCAGAAGGACCGATTGGGTCACGGAATGTAACTGGAATTGTTTGCCAGTTAAATCTGCCTGCAACATATGTTGAGGTGTTTAGAAATTGTATTTCTGTTGGGTTAATCGTAATGTGAGGTCTGGCAGTAGATTCTACGAACCATTCATTGATACCCAAAGATGAAGGAAACCTTAAAATAAACCTATTCTGTCTTTTAGGTTCATAAGGAATCGGCATTTTCATTAATAAATCCGCCATTGTGTTTTCTTATTTTTTTACTTTTATCGTTTATTATAAATATACCCATGGTTGAAAACTTTTTCTATTTACTTTTTTTTCAGGATTGGTAAAATTTACATATAAGTATTAAGTATTAAGTATTAAGTATTAAGTATTAAGTATTAAGTATTAAGTATTAAGTATTAAGTATTACTATAGTATTATATTAATTAGTTCTTTTTAGTTAATTAATTTCTTTCTTAATACCTCCTTTAGTAGAATATAGTTTAATAGGTTCTTTAATACTATTAAAGTATTTCTTAATACTATCTACATTTTTTTCATCATCATCTGAAAAACCTATTGTAGGTTTTTTTGGGATGAATTTGTTTGCAACGTCCTTTTTAAGAAAAGCTGCTTTTTGAAGTGTTACTGCCATGGCTTTTACATAATTCACAAAGTTAGCCATAGCCAAAACTTTTGCATCTTCTGGGCTGGCAGCAGCGTCTTTAACACCAAAACTAACAGGATTATATTTATTCATCTCCAGATAAGACCAAATCAATTCATCATCGGTCATCTTATCCTCTTCCGCAAAATCTCTGAATTTTTTTAGATTTTTAGTAAGCTCCTTTTTTGAAATACCACCGAAGTTTTTATCGATGTAATTAAAAATTGCTTGCTTGATTGTCTCTGGATTATGTCCCCTCGCAGTAATAATTGCAAAAATAGACCCATTGTTAACTGCTTCTTTAAAGTCATTCCATGCTGGACCAAGTTTTGCTTTGAGGGAATCAACTAAAAAGTCTTTGTCTCCATCTACTCCGAAAAACCGGAAGGGGTCTGGTGCAAAATCTGTCACTATTTTTCCATTGTATTTAAAATTTTCCTTGCCTATCTTATTTCTGTAAGTGGCAAAATCCTCTGTAGACATTGGAACTTTATTACCGGTAATGTCTAAGAGGATTATTTTTGTGGGCATGTGCACCAGGTTATCGTCCCAATCAAATGCATAGTATTTGAGGTCTGGGGTTCCAGTTTTGAAGGACGATGCTTGTTTCGTTTTCATTTTCTGTAAGACAAAAAAAGGGTGGGAAAGTCATTTTTCCCACCCCAAAGATATTAAATATTTTCGAATGACGCACCAGTAGGTGTAATCAAAAACTCAATATCAATAAATTCTAGTGCCTTAGTAGGTTTAAGATAAATTTTACCCGTGAGCGTATTTCTATCCAAATCTTCTGGTGTTGATGCAACAGTCACACGGAAGTCGTATAGACCGCGGTCTCTACGTATAGCATCCAAGATTGGGTTTACCGAATCCAAGAACTGCTGCCTTACAATTTCATCATTTTGTTCGAAGAGTAATCTTACTGCGACAGCAGAAATTAATTTCCTAGCTTGTAACAATAATCTTCTTACATTCAGACGATTAAGAGCAGTGTCTCTTATCTGAAGAGTTTTATTACCCCAGATTACAGTTCCTACATCAGAGAATGTAGCAATCGGATTAATTCTACCTTGGTAAAGAGTATCTCTATCTTCCTGGGTTAATTTCAATCTAGCTTTAACAGAATTGACAAGACCTCTAGTATAACCAGCTGAAGCAAACCAAGGGAATGAGATATTGTCAGTTAAAGCAAGGTTTCTACAAACTTGTCCTGTTGGAGGTATGTAAATTTGTGTATTATTGACAGTATCCCTTTCGAGAATCCACGGATAGTAAGTTGCAGTATACGAAGAATCAATTCCAGTATTATCTAAGTCATCGACAGCTCGCTGAGGGTAAACTATTTCATACTGTGATGTACCATCAGGAACATACATATTATAATCCGGTGTTGTAACAATGTAGACAGCATCTGCTCTTTCATTCTCAACCATCCCTATTGCTAATTCACAAAGATTAGAATTATTAATATAATCAATTCCTGGTGTAGCAAAAACGTTAATGTTTGTAGATTCAGGATTGTTAAAAGTTAGTTGACCCAATAAATAAGCGTAATAGTCGGTGTTAGCAAAGTCCTGAGTGTTATTTTCAACAACAATTCTCTTAAATGTACCATCTCCAGAAGCTGTAGGATACCTTTGTGTTTGTGTCGAACCTTGTAAATAACCGGAAGCTCCTAAAGCAAATCTGTCCTGGTTAGTTCTAAATTCTCTATAAATGTCCCAACCA